AGTATCTCCAGTAGTTGCATCTCCTTCAGAGTCTACTGTTATTGTATGCCCACCACCAACAATCGTTCCATTTGCATCAATTCTTAAAGAATTAACAGTTCTACTTTGGTCTAATACTGGATTGTTAAGACTTGATGTATCTGGTATAACTACGTTAGTGCTTCCACTTGGTACTGAACCTGAATCCCAGTTAGCACCAGTTTCCCAAGCTGTAGACTCAGAGCCATCCCAAGTTACATGGCCACCCATTATGCCGCCTCCTCAAAGCTTTCGCTAGCTGTGGGGCGACTGGCTGAGATAACGGTAGCAAAATTCACAGCTACCTCAATCTGCCATTACGTAAACATTTGCGGTGCAAGTTCCACTAGTGGTTCCTGATACACCTATATTTTTAATTGGTGTGGTAGATATAGCTCTATATGCGCTAGAACCATTAGTTACTGAAATATCATCACCTATTTGTGTATAATCTCCACCAGTAATAAGTCCAGCTCCATCTGTTACTAGATTGCCCCAAACTTTAAAGGTTCCAACAGCGTCACCTATATTAAAAATCTGAATACCTATTCTACTCTTACCACTAACATCTACATTTGCGCCACTTCCGCCACCTGAACCCTTTCCTATAAGTATAGTATTGGTAGAATATGATGTTCCACCAGTTGCAGGTGTGACATCAGCAGAAGCTGATAAAGTGATTTCAGTTACTGAAGATGTAGATGTAGTCCTGAGCGCAGTGTCGCCACTACTATCAGCTAGAAATTTATCGTATTCGCGTCCTCCGCGAGTATCTTTTAGTGCCATTTTTATATCCTTTACTTTTTAAAGTCGCATCCCTAGGGAATGAATCGACATATTTTTGGGGGAAACTTAAGGCTCTCCCCCATAACCTTGCGTATGATTTTAACTATTTAGTTAAGTCTATTGATTTTCGATTATAACAGACGAAAGTGGATTGATAATTTTCAAACCGTATCGCATGGATAGGTATGAACCAACAATTCCAAATCCGGGGTTAGCTTCTTCGACCGTTAGACCACGTCTCTGAACATATGCTACAGGTTTCACTGTGGCATCTGTAATCATAATCTTGTCTGTTGGAACCCATGGGTTAGATATAATATTCAATCCATAAATGTTTCCAACGACTCGAGTTTGATTCGTATTCTCTAAGAATGTACCTTTCAAATTTGCTTGTTTAGCATGGTCACCTGAACCAACAGTAGTTGCACCTACACCAGCAGTAAATACTGCGGTAAAGTCTGCAAGCTTCAATAGTGCGTTAAAGTGTCCGGGACTAATCAACATAGTATCAGCACTATAACCGTGCTGCCCTATACGGTCTATTGCTAACAATAAATCGTTAAGGGAAAGCCCAGATGCTAATGAACCTGTCGCTGCTGTAATGTAGTGACTTTGAAGTAGATTTGCTGTAGTTGCTCCTGCGTATGAATATACACGGCTTCCATCTGCGTTAAGGACTGCATCCGTACTTGCTGATGGTGCACCAAGGAATCCACCATGAGGATTATTAGCGAAGTTTTTAATTTCAACTTCTGTGTTATAATCCCCAGCTGCTGCAGAACATTCTACAGTTCCGTAAGTTGTATCAGCTACACCAAAGACCGTCTTAATAAAGTGGTCAGTAATATGTCTGTCTACTGCTTTGCGTGCTTCGTTCAATGCAAGCTCAACTTCGTTGAATCTTGAATCTTCTATCATTCTACGGGTTACTCCGACTGCAATGCCCCATTCCCTAACACCTACACGCTCTGAGCGCATCTTGGTGTGTTGGTATTTAGGCGTTGTGCCTTCATCTATACTTTCCATTTTCATGGATGGTAATGCGAAGGAAATGTCTACGTCCCCACCTGTTTCTGTCGTCATGGACTCTGCGAACATCGAAATAACGGGCAATTCAGTAGCTTTGTAATCAATGAGTGCGTCCTTGTAATCTACAAGTACTTTCTCAGCGGTTCCTGTTCCTGCTGCTGCATATGCTCCCTTATTCTGGGATGTTAATAGTCCACCTGTTTCTTGAAAAACCATTTTTTATCTCCTTATAATACCAATACCTTGATTGGTAAATCTGTTGCCGTGTCGCCTGCTTCTAATGCAATTCCTACAATTTCGACACCATCGTCCAAACCGCCCTGTGTTGCGTTATTAGCTACTCCATCTAGCCTTGCTGTACCTGCTGAAAGAATTTCTCCCACAGTTACGTCTGCTTTACATGTAACATTCAGTATACAACCGCTGCCCATGACAACACTTGCCATGTCTCCAACTGCGTCTACATCTGTTAGTAAAAATCCTGCTACTTTAAAAGCTGCTGTAAGAGCTGCTGTCTTTCCAGCAGTGTCAATTACAATTGGGTCTCCTGCTGAACCGGTAGCTGCTGATACAAATGGTAGAATCCTCGCTGGGGCTCCACCGTCGTTTACTATTACTTCTTTAGCCATATTTAGTTTCCTCTTAGCGCTTCTTGATTAAGCGCAATTCTTCCGCTATCATTCATTGCGAATAAGCGGGTTGTTTCTTCAGCCTTTACTGGCTTGTCTTCTTCGTCATGGGCTTTGCCCTTGCCGAAAGTTCGTTCTGATGCCTCTGGCTCTGGAATTGCTTCCATAGCTGATGCAAAACCATCTAATTTGGTTTCTTCCCAAGCTGATAGTTCTTCTTCACGAGCTTTTTTAGTTTCATCATCTAATGATTTTAAAACTAATTCTTTTGCTACTATTTTTGAAATAAATGCTCCTTTACGTGCTTTTGCTTCTGCAACTGCTCGTACTTCAACATCTTTCTCAAAATTAGCGATTGTTGCTAATGCATCAGTGTATTTAGAATTAACTTCTTCGTATGATACTCTCATATCTGCAAGTTCATTCTTCACTGAGGCGAACTCTCGCTCCACAATAGTCTCGGCTTCTGACTTATTTACTGTTTTTTCAGTCATATTTGTGTCCTCTTTTGAGTCGTCGCATTCACATTTCTTTCCATCTCCGCCACTATCGCAGCAAGGTTTTTCTTCATTTCCTTCATGGTCCTCGCAAGGCCCATCAATCGTGCAAGACTCACAAACAGGAGTCGCAATTTCATTATCAATAAAACTTATTTCAGCGGGTCGTATATCGGTAGCGAAAGGTTCTCCCATGACATCAACGTCATTTGAGGACCAGTCAATACTAACATGCGTAATATCGCCATCTTCAACCTTATCAAGCACTTGTCGTGCCCTTTCATTTGCATTCTTGTCGATTTTAGCCAGCATTTTAATAGCTGTCTTTCCATCGTCCGTTTCAATTACCTCTGGATTAATAGCTTTACCTATTAAATCTTCGGGTGTACGCTGGTGCGTATAGTATATAGGTAACTCCTTAAAGTTTCCTACACTATTAGTTATAACAGAAGGTTCTATATAAACCTTTTGGTCACCGTCTGCATCATGAAGACCAGATGTTATGGCTGTAACAGGGAATTCCACAAAATCTTCTACTATAGAAAGCTCTCCAACTCCTACGGCAAAACTTCTTATTTTATCCCCACTTACTCCATCTCTAGCGAAATTTCGCTCTACACCATTATCATCAGCCCATAGTTTACACATATTGCTTGCCATGTCCTCATAATTCTCAATACCTTTCTTTTTAAGGCTTTGAGTTGTCTCTAAAACGCATTTTTCGTACTCACTCATTCTTTTTTCTATCTCCTGAAGCATTTGCTGCTGGTTGATTACCTCGATTCTCGGTTCTCTTACTTTCTTCTTTCTTATCTTGGTCTTTACCACCAGAAACATTAACGTTCTCAGCAGTGTCCTGCATTGGTGAAACACCTGCAGGATTCATGCCACGTTCCATTCTTACCTCTTCAGGTGAAAGCACACCCTCAGCGAGGTAAACCATATCTGTCTTAGCCTTCACGAAGGAGTCATCGACATTGATTTGGCGGAACTTAAATTTTGCGTCACCAAGTTGCGGAAGTAACTGCGAATTGAGTGCAGCTTCCACGGACGCTTGTAAGTATCTAACATAAGGTTCGAAAATAGGTCTTGCTTGTTCTGGCTTTTCCCACATTGTTATGGGTACCTTAAGTGCCATATGAATCTTTTTCGTAATATCATCCATATATTTACCATATTCAAATGCTCTTTGGGTTCCTTGCAGCTCCTTGACTTCAATATCATTACCATGAATAATATCTTCGCCGGGTTCCAAGGAATTAAAAGCTTCCACAATTTCATTAATTTTATCAGGACCATAAGGCATATCGGGGAGTCCAGCGCTAATATCAAACCTACTAACAGCGTATTTATTGAGAGCAGTTCCAACGTCCCGTTCTGCATAATCTTTGAGGTCAACCAAATAAAGAATTGGATGGATGTCAGAAAGACCATAAGCGTAATCATCGAATGTGTTGTTAAGTAAGTGTACCATCTCGTCTTCTTCGAATCGTATATCTTCATCTGGTGAACCGATTCTTTGGTAATAATATTTGATTTGTCCATTTTCGTCCCTCTGTATATACATGTTTTGTGAAGAACGTAAAACTAAATTATCACCAGTCCATTCTAAATAACTTGTTCCAAATATTCTTGCATTACGCAACCAACCGTATATAAG